GTAAGAGCCGCTGTTAATGAAGGTACTGTAATTACACGAGTTGGTTGGGAGTATGAAGAGAAGGATGAAGAAGTAGTTGTACCTGATTATAATTATGCACCTACTCCCGAAGCACAACAAAAGATACAAGAACTAGCTCAATTACAACAAACTGATCCAATTACATTTAAAGAAAATGTTTCTGAGGAGTTACAAACAGCATTACAGTTATCTATACAAAATGGTGTACCTATGTTGCCTATTAAAATAGGTGAACATACAGAAACACAAACTAAAGTAATTACAAACAGTCCCACTTTAGAAGTATGTAACATTAAGAATGTTATTATTGACCCTACTGCAATGGGAGATAGTAATAAGATTAGTTTTATTATATATTCATTTGAAACTTCATTAAGTAAACTAAAGAAAGATGGTAACTATATTAATTTAGATAATATAAATATATCAAATACATCTATATTAAATAGTCCAGATCATTATGTAGATGATACTAGTTCTTTTAATTTTAATGATAAACCAAGACAGAAGTTTGTAGCTTATGAATATTGGGGTTATTATGATATTCATGGTACTGGTATAGTAGAACCTATTGTAGTTACTTGGGTTAATGATGTAATTATTAGAATGGAAGAGAATCCATTTCCAGATAAGAAGTTACCTTTTGTTATTGTTCCATATTTACCTATTTTAAGAAGTATTTATGGAGAACCTGATGGAGCATTATTAGAAGATAATCAGAAAATATCAGGTGCAGTAACTAGAGGTATGATTGATATTATGGCTCGAAGTGCTAATGGACAAATGGCTACTAGAAAAGATGCCCTTGATATTGTAAATAAAAGGAAATTTAATAAAGGTGAGAATTATGAATTTAATGCTCAAGTAGATCCAAGACAAGCATTTTATATGCACACATTCCCTGAAATACCTAATTCTGCTCAATATATGTTACAACAACAAAGTGCTGAAGCAGAAGCTCTTACAGGTGTAGTACCATTTTCTAGCAGCAATAGCACACAATCCTTTGGAGACACTGCTACAGGTGTTAAGAGTGCATTAGACGCTACATCTAAAAGAGAATTAGGGATACTTAGAAGACTTGCACAAGGAATTGAAGAAATAGGTAGAAAATTTATTAGTATGAATAGTGAATTTCTATCTGATGAAGAAGTCATAAGAATTACTAATGAAGAGTTTGTAACTGTTAGAAGAGATGATTTAGCAGGTAATATAGATATTAAACTTACTATATCTACTCCTGAAGCAGATGAACAGAAGGCTAAAGAATTAGCATTTATGTTACAAACTACAGGGCAAACTATGGGTACAGAGTTTTCTAGTATAATTCTTAGTGATATAGCTAGATTAAGAAAAATGCCTAACTTAGCTAAAAAGATAGAAAACTTTAAACCACAACCTAATCCAATAGAACAAGAAAAAGCTCAATTAGAATTAGAGTTACTTAAAGCACAGATAGCTAATGAGCAAAGTAAAACTATGGAAAATCAAGCTAATGCTCAATTAGACTCAGCTAAAACTAATACTGAAAATGCTAAAGCTAGAAATCTTGGTTCAGATAGTGATATTAAGGATTTAAATTTTCTTGAACAAGAGAAAGGTATTAAACATAATAGAGAAAGAGATAAGATTGAATTACAGGGAGATGTAAGCAATCAGAAGAATATCAATATTAAACCTCCTAAAGGTAATAATGATAGTAAAAACACTACTTCCTTTAATGGGATAAGTAGTGTGTAATTTTAATTAATAGGAAACTATAATAATGATGAAACCTAAGCGCAAACGTAAAGATTCTGATGGTGATATGGATAATAGCCCTAAAGGGGAAAAGAAACGTAAACCAGTTAAACGTAAAACTCGTAAGTAATTTAATTTTAAAGTAATCTAATATAATTAGGACACAAAAATGGAAAATGATTTAAAAGCTATTGAAGTAACTGAAGCTCAAGCTAAAAAAGCAGTTGAACTTAAAGATGCACTTGTTGAATTAACTAGTAATAGTTTATTTGAAAAAGTAATTTTAACAGGTTATTTTGAGAATGAAGCTAGTAGATTAGTATTACTAAAAGCTGAACCATCATTACAAGATGATGAGAATCAAAAAGCTATTGATAAAGGTATTATTGCTATTGGTGAAGTAAGGCAGTATTTACGAGTTATTATGCATTTAGGTACACAAGCAGAAAAATCTTTAGTTGATTGTGCTGAAGAACGTGTAAAGGTACTAGAAGAAGATACAGAAGATTAATATATAATTATATTACTTAACATTAAAACCCTCTTAGATAGCTGTATAACTACTCTAAGAGGTATTAATACACTAAGGCAATACTTATGGCAGATGATACAAATTACTTAGATATGTCTGATGAAGACATGTTAGAAGAACAACTACCTATTGAACCAACAGAAGAACAAGAAGACGTAGAAGATACAGTTACTAATGAAGTAGAAGATACAGAAGATACTTCCATAGATAATGTAACTATAGAAGAAAAAGAAGAAGAGATTGAAGATGATAGTGAAGACTCTTCTAATAGTGAAGAATTAGATAATCATATTGAGTCAGAAGATACTGAAGATGCAGATAGTACAGAAGATACTGCTACCACTGAAATCAATTATGAAGAAGAATATAAAAAGATACTAGCTCCTTTAAGAGCTAATGGTAAAGAATTAAATATAGAATCTATTGAAGACTTAAGAAACTTAGCTTCAATGGGTGCTAATTATACTAAAAAGATGACAGCTATTAAGCCATCTTTAAAAGTATTAAAAATGTTAGAAAATAATAATCTACTTGATGAAGCTAAGATTAATTATTTAATTGATTTGGATAAAAAGAATCCAGATGCAGTTAAACAATTAATTAAAGATAGTGAAGTAGATCCATTAGATATTGATACAGATGAAGAATCTACATATACACCTAACACCTATAATGTATCAGAACAAGAAATAGAACTAGATAATATTATTAAAGATATTCAATCTAGTCCTAAATTTGATGAAACAATAGATGTTATTAGTAATAAATGGGATGATTCAAGTAAGCAAGTAATTGTAGAAACACCTCAATTAATTAAAGTAATTAATGAACATATTGAAACAGGGATATATGATCAAATTACATCAGTAGTTGAGAGAGAAAGATTGTTAGGTAGATTATTGGGAATGTCTGATATTGAAGCCTATAAACAAGTAGGAGATGCTTTACAGGCAAATAATAAACTGAATGTACAAAATACTAACCCAGTTATTAATCCTGAACCGGCTAAACCTACGAGCAATACGGATAAAGACAAGAAACTAAAGAATAGAAAACGAGCTGCTAGTACAACTAAGACTGCTTCTAATGCTGTTGGTTTAGAAAATGACTTTGATCCTTTAAGTATGAGTGATGAAGAATTTGAGAATATCTCAAGTAAATATATTTAATAAATTAAAGGAAATTTAATTATGCCACAAAGTTATAATAATCCTACAGGTGGTGTTCCATCTAGTGTAGGTAGTCAAGTAAGAACTGATTTTTATCAAAAGAAAGCTTTAATTGAAGCACGTAAAAAAGAGTTCTTTGGTCAATTAGCTGAAAGTACAGCATTACCTAAACATTTTGGTAAAGAGATTGTTCGTTATCATTGGTTGCCTATTTTACATGATGCTAACATCAATGACCAAGGTATTGATGCTTCAGGTGTTTCAACACTAAATGAAGTAACTATTGAAATTCTAGCACCAGATTTAACTGCTACAGGTAATGGTTGGGTTACTAGATATGCAGTAGGTAATGGTACAACTGCTGCGTTAGCTTTAACAGATGCTAAAGTAAAAGCAGTAGATATTTTCAAAGAGTTAGGTGTATTTGTAACATCTTATGCGGCTACTAAAACTGCATTATTAGCTCTTACACCTGCTTGGGTAATTACAGAGAATACTGCTGTAAGTGGTGCAGGTAATCTCTATGGTACAAGTAAAGATGTAGGGTATATTGCACAAAGATTCCCTTCTCTTACTGAGTCTGGAGGTCTTGTAAACCAAGTAGGTAGTAAACGTATTACTCTTAGAGGTACTATTCATAAATATGGTTTTTATGATAGTTATACACAAGAATCTTTAGATTTTGATACTGATAGTGAATTACTTATGCACATTAATCGTGAAATGATTAATGCTTCTTACGAAATGATGGAAGATTTATTACAAATTGATCTTCTTAATTCTGCAGGTGTAGTTAAGTATGCTGGTACTGCCACAAGTAAAGCAACTTTATCAGGTGAAACCGGTGCAGTTGATTTAGTTACTTATGATGACTTAATGAAGCTTGAAGTAGATTTAGATGTCAATAGATGCCCTAAAGATACTAAGGTGTTTACAGGTACTCGTAAGATTGATAATAAGACTATTGATGGTGCTAGATATATGTATATTGGAACTGAATTAGTGCCAATGTTTAAACGTATGACTGACCCATTTGGTAATGCGGCATTTGTTTATGCTAGACAGTATGCAGCTGGTACTACTTTAGCTGTAGGTGAAATTGGTTCTGTAGGTGGCTTTAGATTGATTGTAGTACCTGAAATGATGCACTTTGCAGGTGCTGGTGGTACTGTAACTAATAATGCAGGTTATAGACAGTCTAATGGTAAATATGATGTATATCCATTGTTAGTTGTTGGTTCAGAATCTTTTACCACAATCAGTTTTAAAGCCGATGGTAATGGCTCTAAATTTAAAATCAAGCATTCTAAGCCAGGTTCTCCTGAGAGCTATGCAAATGATAGATTTGGTGAGACAGGATTCATGTCTATCAAATGGTATTATGGTTTCATGGTATTACGTCCAGAGCGTTTAGCTCTATTATTAACTGTAGCTGAATACTAGAAATAGTTAAGTAAATAAACACCTCTAGTAGAGATATTAGAGGTGTTTTACAATTAAGCTACTAATTACACATTAATCTATTTAAAAGCTTATATAAGGCTATATTAGCTCTATATAAGTATGTATATAACTAAAGGTATAAGTAAATGAATAAAGATCAACCAGTAGAAAGTATTGATGAGTTGACTATATTAAAGCAGAAAGCTAAATTATTAGGTATTAATTATCATCCTAGTATTGGTTTAGATAAGTTAAAAGAAAAAGTAAATTCAGTTATGACTACAGATACAGTAGAAATAGCTAAAGATGAAAGTGCTAATCAAATAAGAACTAGATTAAGGAATGAAGCAACTAAATTAGTAAGAATTAGACTTACATGTATGAACCCAGATAAAGGTGCATATAATGGAGAAGTGTTTACAGTAGGTAATAATGTTATTGGTACTATTAGAAGATTTGTTCCATTTAACGCAACTGAAGGATGGCATGTTGAACAAATTATTTATAACATGATAGATCAACGGCAATATGTACATCATTACACAATTAAAGATGATAAAGGACAAGAGCTTAATAGACATAAGTTAAGTAAAGAGTTTTCTATTGAAACATTACCACCATTAACACCAGAAGAGCTACATGACTTAGCTATTAAACAAGCTATGAAAAATAAATAGATAATTTACTAAAAGGTTTCTAAGTATGGCTATAATTAATAATTCAGATTTAACCACCAAACAGTTAGGTGGTACTGGTGTATTTGATACTCTAATGACTACTGTATCACTTCATTTAGATAGTGAAGTTAAAAAAGGTAGGATTAAAGGAAGTGAGTATGCAACAGTCTACTTAGGAGCTTTAACTTCAGTATTACAACAATCTATTTCTTTCTTATTAAGTAAACAAGAAGCAGATGCTAAAGCTGAATTAGTAAAAGCACAAGTAGTTTCTCAAGGTATTCAAGATACCTTAGTAACAAACCAAGCAACAAAAGTATTAAAAGATATTGATTTATCTACTGCTCAAATAGGTATAGCTAATAAAGATATTATCTTAAAACAGTCTCAAGTAGATTTAGCAACTAAAGACTTACTATTAAAGGATAAACAGTTACTTATAGATACTGCTAAGTTAGCTAACATTCCTAAAGAAGGTACTAAGATAGATGCAGAAGTAGCTAACATAATTAAGAATACCTTAGTAATAGATAAAGATATATTACTAAAACAAGCTCAAATAGATAACATTACTAAAGATTTAACACTAAAAGATAAACAGTTATTAATTGAATCAGCTAAATTAGTTAATATACCTAAGGAAGGGGCATTACTTGATTCTAAGAAAGTTAATATAGATAAAGAAGCTCTTAAGATAGTAGCAGATACTTCCTTAATTAATGCTGAGATACTTAACATACCTAAAAAAGGTATATTAATAGATAAGCAAACTTTAGAAGTAGTAGCTAAAACTGTAGGTATTACTAAAGATGGATTATTGACTGATTCTAAGAAAGCTAATGTAGATAAGGAAACAGTTAAACTTACTTCAAATATTTCATTATTGAATGCAGAGGTACTCAATGTACCTAAGAAAGGTAGTTTAATAGATACTCAAATAGCTGAGTTAAATGCTAAGAATTTGATTATACCTAAAGAGGGTGCATTACTAGATGCTAAAACCAGTAACACAACAATTCAAACCAGTAAGGTTGTATCAGAGATTGGTTTAATAAATCAAAATACTGTTAATGCTACTTCTCAAAATACTGTAATTACTACACAAGGAAGTAAACTAGCTCAAGAAGTATTATTACTAACTGAACAGAAAATAAATACAGTAGCAGAAAGAGATGTAATTATTGGTAATAAGAATAAGCTAACTGCTGAAGTAGCTAAGTTAACTAAAGACTTATTGTATATAGACCAACAAATTGCATTTATGCAAGCTCAAGCCAATAAGATTACTGAAGAGGTTGGTTTAGTTACTAATAATAAAGCAAATGCTTTAGTAGAGCATACTGTATTAACTAATACAGCAAGTAAGTTAGCCAATGAATCATTACTTATAGGGCAAAATAAGTTAAATGCACAAGCTCAGAAACTATTAATTGATAATCAAGCTTCTAAAACACTTGAAGAGAAGAACTTATTGGCTCAAAAAGCTTTATCAGAGAAAGCCCAAATAACTGATGTAGTTGTAGGAACTGCACCTGTTACAGGTGTTGTAGGCAGACAATTAAAAGTTTATGATAAACAAATAGCTGGGTTTGATAGAGATGCAGAACAGAAGGCGGCTAGAATTTACACAGATATGTATAAGATAGATAGAAGTACAGCAACTGATCCAACAACTGTAGAGAGAGCTTTAGGGTATACATCTGAAGATGCTGGATTTGTTATGGCTAGATTAGCTAAAGGAGTAGGGGTTAATCCATCAGCTCCTTATGGTACTCCTCCAGGAGATTTAATACCAACTACCACTGCACAAACAATTAGTAAAGTAACACCATCATTAACTAATACTTACCCTGCATAATGGCATGGAGTATAGCAACAGGTGTAGGGAGTAGCTCCTTACACCCTAACCCTCCTAATATTAAGAAAGACTTAATAGTAAGTGCTTTAGGGCAAGGATACACTGTAGATGATGCTATTACATATTCATTGGATCATGGGTATGCACAAAGAGTAGATAAATTTGTTAAATATTGTATTTCAGAAATTCCTGAATCAAAGGTAATAGGTAATGCTTATACAAAGATTTATAATAATGTAGTAAATAAACAAGCAGTATATGATTTTATTAAACCATTAATAGATAATGTAATAACACTTAAATCTACTGGAATTAATACACTTAACAAGAAGTTAACTGAAGTAAATAAAGCAATACAAGATAGTATTACTAAAGGATTTTCTTATACTTCATTAACTACTGAAAAGACTGCACTATTACTAAATATAGCTAAAGAACAAGCTGTAATAGATGATTTTAATATATTTTTAACTAATAAGCAGTTAACTGTATTAAAAGCTGATCCAATAAACTTTTTATATATATATGATGTTGTTTTAATTAATATAGGAATACAAAAAAGAATAGGTTTAATTAATTCCTCAACTGGGGAACTTTATTCTAATATATCTGGAGTAACATCCGATCCATTAATAATTAAATCTATTAAAGGAGTTGCTGAGTGGGGTACTGGTTATGCAGCAGATGAGTTTTTTGCTGGGGGAAATGTTACATTCACTAATAATAAAACACAATTTATTGGAAGTACTATACCAGAATTTGTAAATTCAAGTGGATACGCAAAAGGTACTAGGGATTTTATTGATATTGTATTTAGTATCCCCAGCAGATCTAATGAAGAGTTTTATGCAGTTATCCCAGTATCTGCATCAAATACAATATTAGAGACTACATCTCAACAAGATAGTAATGTATTTCCTACTATTATGATTAGAGATGATAAAACTCAATTAAAGACTACTGATGCTAAGTACCCTAAATATGAAAAAGCTTTAAAATATTTAGGAGTAGACTTAAAAGGGTTACTTAAAGGTATAACAGATACACCTAACTCTCAAGATATGGCAGATATATTTATACTATTTGCTGTAAATATTACATCTACATCACAAGAAGTTAGAAGATATATAGTAAAGTTTTTAGGGGGTCTTAGACATAATATACCTGCAAAGGATTATGATCCAAGCAATTTACCTGTAAAATCCCCTGCATTAGTAACAAGTGATAATTTATTTTTAACCCAAATAAATGCTTTAGATGCTTCTTATATGAGTAAGACATACTCAGCATTGGATTTTAAAAGCTTATCTGTACATTTTGAAGCAAAGTATATTTATGAAAACGTATTCCCAAATACATTACCAATTAATAGTGTACAAGTTAATAATATATCTACATCTATAATTCAATATGTATATCAATTTTCTAAAACAGATTGTGTTGAGTTAGTTGTATTTAATCCTTCCATATCATATACAAATGAATGGATAGGTTTACATAAATCAGGACAGTATTCAAATACATTATTCCCTGCACAACAATATTCAGACTTAAATATTATTCCATTAGATAAAGAAATACTTAAGTCTATGTCTAAATACGACCAAGACCAAATATTATTTAATTCATTACAATTAAATATATTTACAGTTGTACTTACATATATAAGTGGTTGGATGTCTTTTTTAGGGTTTATAATTCTTATAGTTGTAGCCATTGCATCAATATTTTTTCCACCATTAGCTTCATTACTTCCCGTTATTGCAGTTGGGTTTATAGTTGGACAACTTATATCAGCAGTATTTACTGGTATTGTAGGTGATATTGTTAACGGTGTAATTAATGTTGCTATAGCTGCTGTAATGACTGTGTTATCTCTAGGAAGTGATATAGGTCAGTTAATATCTGCTGCACTTAATTTAGTAGCATCTGTAATATCTTTAACTGCTACTATAATGAAGTTAGGATTCTATGATTTAATTCAAAAAACAGATGACATACTTAACTTAATTACAACTGAACAAACTAAGTTAGATGAACAAACTAGTAACCTATTAAGCTCTAAGTATAAAGCAGTACAAGGAATAGACTTACTAATGAATCCTAATATTCCAATAGATAAGTATTATAATGATAAAGTAACAGCTAATAAGATAGATAACTTATTACCTAAGTATACTTTTATAGACTTAGCCTTACAATTACCACCTACGAGTAAAATATAATGAGTAAACCAGCATCATACCTAAACTTTAATACTCCTACCCCATTTGACACTAATACTTCAAACGCTTTTAATAGTGTTCTTGATAGTAATGGTGGTATATTAAGTAATAAATCTCCCTTATCTATGGATAGTTTAAATTTTAATGGATTAAATCCTATATCTAATACGTCTATGCCTCCAGTAATTGCACCTGGATTTATGGAAAGTGTTGGTAAAGGTAACTACATGGATGCTTTTACTAATCTATTTAAAGGAAGTATGACACCTGATACTAAAACAGGTATTACTCCTGCTGGTTCAGCTATGGGTATTGCTAATGCAGGTATGAATACTATTATGGGAGGATTTAATATAGCTAATATGTTAAGTCAACAGAATTTAGCTAAAAAAGCTTTTGCAGCTAATCTTGCTTCATATAATCAAAATGGAGCTAATCAAGTAAAATCCTATAATACTCAAATGGATAATAACATTAGAGCTAAATATGCTAGAGAAGGTAAAGGGTATACTCCAGATATGATTAATAATGAAAATAAAGCTAAATACTTAGATTTTAATAAAGTTGGTTAAATAGCTTTATATAGTCATATATAATACTTATTTATAGAATTACTTAAGTAAATTATTTAAGTGTCTTAAATCGCATTCTCGTAAGGATTTAGACCATATACATAGGACATCTAATGCCATTATTTAATCCAACACAACAATTAAACTTAAATTATGCAGGATTAATGTCTTCTGCTAATGATAGTGCTAATACAGCTACAAAGATATTCCAAAATCTAGCACAACAACATCAAGCAAACCAAGATAAAACTAAAGCAGAATATAGTAAATTTAATACTAATGCTCTCATATCTAAAGTACAAGGAATAGATACCTCTCTTACATTAGGACAGCAACAGCAAAAGAGACAAGAGATATTAGATTCTATTGGTTCTAATCAAAACTTAAACTTTGATGCTATTAATCAAGTAGTAGGTAATTCAGTTAAGTATGGTCAAGACGTATTTAATAAAAAAAGAGCATTTGATGAGACCGTAAAACAAGATACAGCTCAGAATTCATATAATTCTCAGCAGTTAACTAATAGTGCGAATAGAGCTAAATCCGCAGAACTAACTAGACTCGCTACTCTAGGTTACCAACAAAAGATGTTAGCACTTAAAAATAAACAGTTAACATTTGATCAAAACAATTCTCCTATTGCTCTCCAAGCTAGAGTAAATAAGGCTTTACATGATTCTATAGAAACTTCAACAGATGCTAATGGTAACACTGTAAAAAACTTAAATATGGATAACTTTAATGACGCTGTTGCTGGATTTCCTGCTAGTTATGTAAAAACCGCTGTTGATGGTTATAGATCAAATAATGGGTTAGATGCTAAGAGTGCTCAGGATAAAATAGAAAATGAACATGCATTTAAAGTAGCTACTCAACAATCACAGAATCTACTTACCAATTACAAAACACTTAAAGATAAAATAGCTACCCCAACTAATATACCTAAGAAAGAGTTAGAAAGTTTAGTTGAAACTTATGGTAATGCCCTAGATTACTTTAAAACAACTGATGGGGATAGGAATAGAATAAGACCAGCATTACAAGCTATGCTTAGGGCAGGTATGAGCCTTAAAGATACACAAGCTAATGTAGCTGGTTTTAGGGGGTTTGGTGGGTTAACTATTGATGACCTAGTTGCTCAAGGTAATGACTATAGTGTTAGAACACTTAATACAGAAAATAAAGCAAATGCCGCATTCCAAATATATAATAAAGCTATGAACTCTTCAAAAGGAAACCAATAATGACTACTTATGGTTTTACTGGATCTACTTATGGATTTACTGGAGATTCTAAGGAAGATATTGTAGCTAAAGCTTCTAAAGAGAAAGAAGATAACTTAATTAATACATCAGATATTAGTGTTATTGATGGAGATACCCTTAAAACTCCTGAAGGTAAGGTAAGATTAAATGGGTTTGATGCTTTTGAAATTAAAAAGGAACACCCAACTGTTGCACAAACTAAACAGTTAAACCAAAATAGGGAATATTTAGCAGGAATATTTGGTTTGCCTACTGCATTAATACCTAATGAAAGTGTTTATAAGAGAGGGAATGAAGCTACTAAACTAACTTCAGATATTCTTAGTAAGCATGAGCAAGTAGCTATAGATAAGACAGGACAACATACCTTTGATAGAGTTGTAGCTAATGTTAGAGACCCTAAAACCAATCAAGATATATTACAATCATTAAATACTCCTGAAAATAATCCTAATTGGGATTCAAGATACAATGCTGTAAATAAACTAAATTATACACTTCAACAAGATATTATTGACTCTAAACCTCCTACACCAGGAGCATTATCTAATAATGAATCAGCTGATGGATTAGATTATCTAAATAACTTAGGTAGACAATTTGGTTCAGGTCTTATAAGAACAGGTATAAACCTTGTTCAAACTGCAACTAAACCTGCAGAACTAAGTGGTAAAATTAGAATACCTAAAGAAAATTTAGATTTAGCTAAATCAATATCACTTAAAAAAGATAAGGGCATAGAACTAACTAAAGAAGAAAATAAATTTAGTAATAGTGTAGATTATTATGATGCTTCAATAATTAACTTCTTTTCTTCATTTAATAAAGAAACAGATACATTTCAAAAGATAGTAGAAGATAGAGTAAATAATACTAAAGTAGCAAAATACCATAAGCAAGCAACAGATTTATGGAATTATGTTATTGCACCTAATTTAGAAAATGCTTCTAAACAGTTTGCAGAAGGTAAGTTTATTGATGGTAATATTTCATACATAAAAGCAACTACATCAGCCATAATAGGGCATTTTAACTTAGGTATTGATAATCCTAAAGCGGTTGGAGAAGTTGTAGCTAATAGCTTACCTGATTCTTATTTAGCAAAGAAAAGTATAGTGCTTGCAGGTATAAGTAACTTTGTAGATGCTACTGAAAAGAATTATAAAGAATTTGTAAAAGAACACAAAGGAAAAGAACCTAATACAAGTGATTGGGTAAAATTACTTACTTCTACATTTATAGGTACTGTTGCAGATGTAGGAGGGGATAAGTTTGTCTTTAAAGGTAAGCAAGACTTAGGTACTAAGTCCGTTGTTGAGGGTTTAAGTGAGAGTATTACAACAGCATCAGGACAAGTAGCTAGTGGTAAAGAGTTAGACCCTGCATCTATATTTGCAGATGGGTCTATGGGTGCACATGCAGGTACAGTGACAGCATCATTAACTAATCCAATACAATCAGCTAAAGATATTAGAGATGCCTTTGCTCAATCATTAAGAGGAGCAGGTAATGTAGCAAGTATTCCTGTATCTATAGATAATGAATTAAGAAGACGTGCTAATGATAGACCTAAAGATAATTCTATTGACGTAACTGCACCTGAAACACCCCCATTACTAAAAGCATTAAGTAAGATACCTAGAAAGGCTACTATAGGTACATTTAATGCAACAGATAAGATATTAACAGGTACAGCTAATGTATTAGAAGGTAAACCAATCTTATCTGGTACTAATACTATACGTAATAACAATACAGTTAATAAAGCACCTAATGATGCTCTACATCCTAAAAATGTAGATAACTTAGGTAAAACTGTTAAAGAAGCTTCTGTTATTGCTGATGGATTTAAAACTAAAGCTATACCTACTGAAGAAGTTAAAGCTAAAACAATATCAGGTATTGATACATTAGTTAAAGAGTTAAATACAAAAGCATTACCATTCTTTAATGCAACTAATAAGAAAGTAGCTAAAGACCCTACATACGAACCAACAGATAAAGAGAAAGAGGTAGCTTTAACAACTCTTAGCACTATATCTGGGTTACTTACTCGTAAAACAGAGTTAGAAGCTTCTAAAGCTCCTATTGCTGAAGTAGTAAAGAACTTACCTGATACTGAAGTATCTGATAAAGATTTTAATAATGTTATTGGTTCAGTTGAGTTTAGTTCAGATGAAGAAGTAGCTAAAGTTAAAGAAGAGTTAAAAGGAAAATTATCAAAAGAACAGTTAGATATACTAGATATAGCTACTACTAAAACATCTAAAGATGTTGGTGAAGAAATAAGAAAAGGTACTGGAAAGAAGTTTAAAGGTATCAAATCACATATCTTAACAACACTTAGAGATATTGATGTAGCTAAAGAAATAGGCAATACTTCATTAGTAGAAGAAGATTTAAGTAAATTATCTACTTGGAAAGATACCCAATTAGCTAAACAAAAAGGATTACAAGCAATATCGGATGTAATTAATACTGAAGGCTCTACAGTAGCCCAAATAGACAATGAAATAGCCAAACAGACTGATGCTGGGATGTTTTCAGAAGATATGGGTGATATTACCTATACCTCTAAAGAAGCCTTTAAAACGCTTACAGACGCTGTAAATGAGGATACAACAGCAATAACTAAGGCTTACAGTGTTTTAGCTAGTAAAGCTAATAATGAGCTAAATTTAGATACCTTAAAAGTACCAGATACAAGCTCAGAAGATATATTAACTCCTACTGAAGTATTAAAAGAAGAATTACCTAAACAACGTAAACCACCTAAAACTACTGCTATTGCTGATGGTTTTGTATTACACCCTGCTGTAGATAGTATTGTAAGCGAACTTAATACTGATACAGGAAGCTTGGATAGTGAAGGTAAAAGACAACCATCAGTTAATCCAGAATGGTTTAAGAACAATTCTTTTTTACCTAGAAAAGTTAAAGGAACTGATGAAGAAGATAGAGTAAGTAAATCACCTTCAATTAAAAAAATAAGAGATACCCTAGATTTATATAATAAAGGGGAAAACTTAACTAAATCAGAAGCTAGAATAATTGAAGAGTTACATGCTGTAGCTGTAGCAGAAGAAGAATTTAATAATGAACAATATACTGAAGAACAAAAACAACTAACAATTAGAGTTAGAAATATTGAAAACTCTTTAATTGAGCAAGGTAAAGAAGATTTTATTGATGAATTACATGCTACTGTAGAAGACCCAACCATACTTCCACATGAACTAGACGAAGAGTTAAATGCTTATGAAACCAGTATCGAAAAGACTAACAAAGAAACAGAGACAACAAACAGTGAAGTTACTAAAAAAGATGAGGAAATCAACACAACCAAAGGCTTAACTACAGATACTAGTAATACTGCTTTAGATACTTTACCTGATAATACTAATATAGAAGATACTATTAAGTATGATAATTATAATGAAGAAGATTTAAGTAATAATTATACCGAAGATGACTATAAGGTTGATCCAAATAATTATACAGATTTAAAGGATGAAGTTGCTACAGATAAGCCTACTAAGGACAATACTGTAGAAGTACCTAATACTGATAACAATACTGGTTCTAATAAAATACCTACAACACCTAAAGAAGCTTATTTATATACAGAAAAACAATTAGGTAAACCATTATTAAATCTTAAAAATTTTCCTAAAGAATTACAATATGTAGTAAAAGGAAGATTTGTAGAACATGTATATAATGGAGAATTTTCTGAAGATAGTAAAGGAAATATCCCTACTAGGTTAATTAATCCAAAGAAATTAGCATTACAAGCTAGATTATTTAATGCTGGTATTAGTTATGTATTAGATAGACGTGCAGGTAAAGTTAAACTCAATTACTTAACTAACTCTAAATCATTTATGTTAGGTAAATCTTTAGCAGAAAATATGATAGTTTCTGAATCTAAAGTAATAGGAGATACTCGTATAAATGATAAAGATTTTAAAGGTGCTATTACAGAAATTAATGGGGTAGATACATCTACTGTAGGTAAAATATTTCCTATAATTAAAAGTAAGATGAATACAACTGTAGGTGTTCAAGGAAAATATAATAAGACCTTACTTAATATATTAGAAAAGGTTATAGCTAAAGATACTAGAATTGAGTTTTTATCTGAATTAACGTTTGAAGGACGAAGTGTAATAGGTCTTGCATATCCTGGAGATAAAATTCAATTAGCTTTACCAACTAATGGTGATTTATCTGCATTAACTGTACTACAAGAAATCATTCACATGACTGTGGATGAAAAAATATTTGGTGATAACCCAACACCTGATGCTATTAAGATTAAAAACGAAATTAAAGACTTAGTAACTAAATTTAGAAAAGCTATTGATGCAAGAGGTAATTCCTTAGGTAAACTAGAAAGAGATTATGTTAAACAATCAACTGACTCAAACTTAAATGAGTTTATTACTTATTCTTTAACTAATGAAGTTGTACAAAACTTAATGAGAGAAACTCCTTATACTAGTACATCTAAATTTAATTTATTTCAAGTATTTACTAATAAAGTTAGAAGTTTACTTGGTTTAAAAAGTATTCCTAATACATTATTAGAACACGCTCTTTCAGTATCTTTTGCGGCTTTAAATGAAGCAAGCACTCAACCTAAAACACTTAAGTCTGATAGATTATTTTCATTTACTACAGATTCTTTCCCTAATATACCCAAATATGTATTAAAGGGTTTTGAAGCTGATGCTACTAAAGATATTCAAGCAGAGTTAGATAGATTAACTACACCTGAAGATACTGAAGCAGATATTAAAGAAGTAGAGAAGAGATTACATAAAGAGTATGCAACAGTATTTTCTAAACTAGCTAAAAAGGTAGTTAAACTAAACTTACCAAGTATTGTCGATATTGATTTGGATAAGTTTAAAGAAGAATTATTAAATGAATATACAAATACTAAGTTTAAAGGAATAGATACTTCTTGGATGAAGTCTATTAAAGTTAATGATATTACTCCTGTTAAACAAGTATCTTTACAAAACACTTTAAACACTCATGATATACCTGTAAAGATAAATGCTTTAGGTTCTTTTGGTAAGAAAGGGATTGAAAAGTTAAGTAATGTAGTTAAGTTAAAACCAGTAAATAATATACTTAATAATTATTTAGATATATTTAAACCAGAGATTACTTCAACTATTCCTGAGTTTAAAGAATTATCTTCTAATGAGTTTAAAACTATTATAGAACTAAAGAAGTTTTTAATGCCATTTAAAGAAGCATTTATTAACTCAAGAGACCCTTATGTAACAAGAAGAGGTACTGGAACTAATAAAGCTAAAACTAAGTTTAAAGTAGCTACTGACGATTTAATGGATTTATTAATTCCATTAGATATTTCTACCGACACAATGAAAGATAAGTATGCTAATCTTTCCTATGCTCTAGGGATTAGTGGATTAAATTGGTTAAATACATCTGGTTTAGACTCTTTATACAATGATAAAGATACTATTAGAGCTACTTTAGGCATGAATCCTACTAATATTTTAAGTGATAAAACATACCATGCTTTCGCTAATTTAGGTACACAAAGATTACTAGTAGCTAATAGTATTGGAGGAGACTTTTTAAATTCTATAGGCATTACAGCTAAGAAATCAGGTGTTCCTGCTGTTTTATTTGAAAAGCTAAAGACTTCTATAGGGTTACATGCTATTACTCAGCTAGTAAGCTTAGGATACCTAGAAGAGTCTACAATGCCTTCTGATATATATAACAGCCATAAACAAGGTAATAGTGGTTTGGATAAAGATGGTAATGAGTTTACTGAATTTAGTAATAATGAAGTAAATACATTTGTTAAAGCAGTACCTATAGATAATGCTGAAAATAAATATAAATTAGACTCAAGTATTTCAGAATTATTAAAGAATTTTAAAGGTAAAGAAGCTACTGCATTACTTAATAAATTATTTGGATTTAAATCTAAATTTACTAAAGTAAATACAGAAATACCCACAAGAGAGGATATTCCTAAGCAATATAGAAATAGTGTAACAGACTTACCTGAAGCATTGATTGATGTAGTAGAAGCTTACTCAAGTATACCAAGTCAACCTGATATAGCTGTACTAGATATGTATAAGCGTTTAGGTGATGATTTAGTTACTCAAATATTTGGTGGGTATTCTAAACAAGAGATAGATGAAGCTTATGTATTACAGCGGTTAGGTATGAAAGGTACTAATTTAGGTATTGAAAGACAGTTAAACATCCTTAGAGACTATAAAGAGAATACTGATATATCTTTACCTATTTACTTTAAAAACTGGTTAGGGAAGAATTTAAGGGTATTTATGGATGGCGATTTAAACACTCAATCATATAAAGCACACAGATATGCTATAGATCTTAAAGATTCTATTAGAACTATTGATAGTAATAAAAGTGAAGATAGAAAACAATTTATGATGATTGTTTTAGAAGCTTTAGGAGAGAAAGTAACAAATACAAGTGAATACTCAACAGTTAAAGACAAGTTTGATTCTCTTATTAATACACCTAAAATAGCTAAAGCTATAGAAGCTATTAAAGGAGAGAATACTGAAGAAAATAATTTAGCTATTCTTACTGGTGTTAAGAAAGGAGGAGAGAAGGGATACTCATTTAAAGCTCTTATGGCTCTTACTAAGTATTCAGAAACAAAAGCATTTGAGACTGCACTAGTAAGAGAAGTAGATGGTACTACCAATGGTACAGCTAATGCTTTTATACAATTTGCAGGTAGTGTTAATAACGCTACACTAGATAAAATACTAAATGCAGCAGGATTCTTTAGAAATAGTGTAGATAATTATGATACTCAAAAAGGTAATATAAAGAATTTAGATAACTATGAGAATACTGCAAGTACCTTTGTAGATATTAAACCAACATTAGATGAAGCATTACTTGAAGGAGCTAGTTCAATAACATTTGATGATATATCACTAGAACGTCAAAATATACTTGATAATTCTTATAAAGCATTACAAGATATACTACCTGATACCAATATACACTCATTTATTGAAGCTATGACTGATGTTATAGGTACTCTTAAAAATCCAGAAGGTAAGGTATCTAGTGTAGCTAGGTCATTATTTAAGCCAGCATTAATGGTAATTAACTATGGAGCAGGTATTGCTAGTATTGTTAATGGAATGTCTGAAGAATTTTTAAATGATTTTTATATTAAATTATCAAAAGCAAATCTTATAGAGAATAAAGAACTTAGAGGAATAGAATTAACTAAACTAACCAATACATTTAACACTATTGCATTAAATACTGGTAAAGATAAGGTTGATTTTAATGTAGATAAACCAATGGATTTATATATAAATCCTTCCTTACTTGAAACCTTTAAATACAATGCTGGATTATATTTAAGACCTATAGTTGGTGAAGCTCTTGGTAAAGATTTTAGTGAACTAAAAGAAAACTCATCAGTATTAAATGATGGTTTATTAGTAATGTTTGAGATATTTAAACTTAAACATGCAAAAGCTATTATACAGTTTAAAAAAGATAATAAAGATAATACCCCATCAAAAGAAGAGCATGATGAGATAATTAGAAGCTTAATTGATTATATACCTAGGATACATTTTAACGATTCTAATGAAGCATTAAATGATGCTTCTATACTATCTTCATCTAAAAAAGTATCTAAAGATCCATCAAGTAAAGTAAGTATTAGATATAAAGATAAAGAAGGTAATATAAAACAAGCTAAGGCAGGTGTACTAGAAGATCAGTTTGATGGTTTAGGTATAAGAGCTGTACCACAAGCAGTTATCATTACTGATGCACTTACAATGCACGAATTTATTAGACTTATGTCAGCAAAAGGTAATGGATTTACAGGTACACATGATGCTGGATACTTTGGTAAAGATATAGAAGAAAATGCTAAATTATTTAATCAAGCCCATAGTAATACACTAGATAACTATCATCCTGCTAAAGCAATCCAAGAAGTTGTATTAAAAGCATTAGATTTAGTAATTAATGATACTTCTATTACTAGAGAATTCCCTAAAATCTTTAAAACTATGGGTATAAGATTCTATAATAGTAATGCTAAAACTAAGCATATTTACAATAATCTTAATGAATTTAAGAATTCTTTTAAATCTAAAACAGATTCAATAGTAGAAGATAGTTTAAATATTAAAAATGATTTTATTAATAGAGAAAACTATTATGCAGCTGGTAGTTTAGGTAAATCTGCTTATATTAAAGAGTCTGAAAATATCTCAGATACTACCCCTAAAACAGAACAAACAGATTTATTAACTCAATTTAATGTTGAAATTGATAATGGATTAAACTCTAGTTCAGAAGCTTCTATACCTAAAGATGCTTTTAAAGGAGATAAAACAAAGGTAACTGTTAGTAATGCTTTAGAGGTGCTAAATTCTTTACCTGAAGGCTCTATTAAAGATTCTGAAGCACACAGTACCTATTTAAGAGAATCACTTTCAGAACTCATTACAGGACTTCTTAAACCAATAGATCTATATATACAAAATAATGATGGTAATACCTTTGGATTTATCACTAAGAATATGGATAAAATATTCTTAAATATAGCAAGTAAAGCTAATAAAGATATTCCTAATAGTGTAGTTCCTATGTCTCCTGCTACTACTTATGTACATGAGTTAAACCATGCAATAATAGTCCCTGCGTTGGAGGATAAAGCTAATTACACACTTAAACTCCAATTAAGTAGATTATTAAATAATGTTAGAAAAGCTGTAATTGAAGATGATAAAGCCAATGGTACAGATAATTTTACTAAATATGCTCATATTTTTGATAATAAGAATGTTACTAAAATTATTAAAGAAAATGAAATAGGCAATAGTTCAGTTACTGAAACTAATATGGCATTAGCAGAGTTTAGTGCATTTACTAAATCTGAACCTGAATTTAGAAAACTATTAAATAGATTAGAAGGTACAGTAACTAGAAAAGTATTTGTTGGATCTATTATTCAAACAGTAGGTAATATAATTGCTAAGATACTACAATATTGGAATAAAACATTCAAAGACCATGGTAGTAACTCTGCATTAGTACAAGCAGATAGACTCATACTATCTTTAGCAACTATTAATGCTAAAAGAGAAGCTAGTATGCTTGATAAGTTTGAAATAAGTAAAGCAATGGAAGATAAGCTAGATAGCTATCTACATAAAGCATCCAATTATGGACTTAATTTATTAAAGAAAGATTTTATATCTAAAAATTCATTAAAGATTATTAGAAACCCAGCTAATACTATAATTAAAGCTGTAGAAGCTAAGATAGTATTCCAAGCATGGCATGCTACAATGAATGAGTTTAGTCTTATGATGGGTACTACTGAACATAATATTATTAATGCTTTAGCTACTGAAGCTGAAGGAGAGACTGTATTAAGTAAAAATTACCATAGGTTACTGAGTTTATCTAATCATGTTATTAACCAACTTAAAGAAACTAATAGTGAAGTATGGTCTAAGATGATACTAAACCAATATCATAAAGATACTAAACTAGATGATAGAACTAAACAAGCAATAGCTAAAGGCTTACTAGCTACAGATATGAGTTCATTAATGGATAAATATTCTCTTAATGATATGGCTAAACTGTTAACAGATACTAAGTATATAACTAAGGAACTTAAAACTGTAAAAGATAAACTCACTTCTACTTATAAATCTAAAGGTACTGCACTAATAAACCAATCAATGAACTTAGGAGTGTATATGTCTTCTGGTTCATTTATTGAAGGAATAGATGGGGTACATAATGTAGCTCAAGTAATTAAGTTTGCTGGATTAAGTAACTTAAAGGAAGATGAATATAACAGTTTAGTTGAAGATATTACTCAACTATCAAGGTTATATGCTATTAAGTATACATCTAAAGAAGATAAAGATATTACTGCTAATGTTATTAAAGAAGAGTTATCTAATCAAGCAAAAGACTCTAGTAAAGGTAATGGAATATTATTTACATTAGATCATCATAATCTTAACAAAGAAGAATATTTAAAAGATATTCTTAAAGGCAATAAAAATCTTATTAAAGATGGGTATACTAAAGATGTTTTTAATCCAAACTTATCAGTTGTTATAGGTACTTTAGATGAAGAAACTAGATTAATAAGTCAAGGTTATACTAGGTCATTACTACCTAAGATTAAATCTAAAATGGATGCTAGTAAAGAAGATCTTTATGTTTATACATCTAAAGTTGGTTCTAATATGTCATATCAAAAGATGATATTTTCTTTAACTAAACTTAATAATAATATATCTGATTACTCAGATGGTTATATTATGTCTGAAGATACTAGAGATACTATGACTAAGTTTATTAAACCAAGATACATTAGAAGACAGTTAACACAGAGTAACTCAAGATTATTTACTAGGGTTCTTAATGAAGATACTATCTTAGATAATACATCAGACTTAGCTACTATTTATAATAAAGACTTAAAAATTATTGGTTATAAATATATTATGAACCATAATGATAAAAATACTTTATTAGAAAGAGATACTGATTTTAGTAACATACTTGCCATTGGTAGAGCAGAAATTGCTGATAAATTAAATACTCAAGATATTAATAAAAAAGCTGTAGACCTAATGTTTGAGGACTTTAATGATACTGTTCATAGAGGAAATGTATATGCAAAGCAATTTGTAGATATATCAACAGATAAAGAGTATGCAAATCAATTTAAAATGCTACCTGAAGAAACTAGAAACTACATTAATGGACTGTGGGGAGATAGTGAAGTATACATAAGAAGAGATATGGCTAAAATTCTCCTTGGATACAGAAACCAAACTATTACTGATTGGATTAGACCTACAGATATTACAGATAAACATGAAAACTCTTTATTAAGAGTTATGGGTAATAGTTTTAGTAAACTTATCAATCCTAAGTTTCTTAAAAACTCTGAATTAATACTAAAAGATTATGTAAAACTAAAGAAAGATGCCATTGTAATTAAATCTGGTACAGTTTTAGGATATAACATATTAAGTAATGATACTCTTTTATGGTTAAAGGGAGTTAATGCACATGAAAGGATTAATGGATATGCTACTGCTTCTATAGCATTAGAGAATTACTTAGCAGATGCTAAAAAATTAAATATTCTTAAATCCAGAATAGATATAGATAATACTAAACCATCTAACAATAGAACTTTAGCTACGAAACACAGAATAAGACTTAAAACATTGCAAGATAGAGTAGATTCTAATCCTGTAAAAGACTTAATAGACTTAGCTGTATTTCAATCTTTTGTTGAAGATATTAGTAATAATGAACTAGATAATTCATTTAAAAGTAAAATCAATGAAATAATTGAACCAATTAATAATAAGATACCTAGTGGTCTTAAGACAATAGGTAATGAAGCTATTATGGGGCATGAGACTAAACTATATCAATTCCTTAAACATACAACACAGTACAGTGATTTTGTAGCTAGATATATACTTAATGAGCATAATTTAAAGAGTGGTATGACTCAAGATGAAAGTCTTACAGATATTAATGAAACATTTGTACAGTATGACTTACCAACTCATCCAACACTACAATACTTAAATGATATTGGTTTAGTTATGTTTTCTAAATTCTTTATAAGAATACAAAAAGTAATATTAAAATCTGTAGTTAGGAAACCTGCAAGAGCTTTAATATTAATGCTTTCAAATACTTTATTTGGTTTTGATAACATATTAAGCAGTACAGCTACACTAAACTCAGCTTTATTTAGAATAAGTAACCCAGTAAACCCTGAACCATTTACTGAATTACTTATATATAAACCTATTAATTAATTATTTAATAGCTTCAATATTAGGTGTGTTACTACAAGCTACTTCAAATAAAATTTGATACTGTTTAACAGCGAGCATACCTAACATTGATACACTTATAATCATAATTAGTATCATTAAAGTATTGGTTATGGAATCAATTAATTCAAGTTTCATTTATGTTCTCCTAGTACATAATCAATACCTTCTATAATTAGGTATACTGCTATCACTAAAAGTATACCTAAACCAATAAAACTAATAATAAATGGGAATACTGCTATACATATAAATATAAATATTACGCCCATACACCCTAGTATAAGTTCCCCAAATCTAACTAACATTGTTATGTAAAGAGTGAAGTAGCTACAGAATCTTCTGTATCAGTTTCTTCTTCAATTTCTTCTACATATACCTCTTCTTCTACCCCTTCTAAAGGGTCTTTAGAATATTCTACTTCTGTAGTAATTGTTTCATCAGGTATTGATGTATTACTGGGTGTATTAGAAATAATTGTAATAGCAGCAGAGTAGCCATTAGCACCTCTACCTGCTGTCATCTGTACATTTACTTCTTTATTTGTTATATCAAGCCCTTGGTTTGCAATATATGCAACTAAAGCCTCTTGAATAGCTTCAGAATCTATTGTAATTGTTAATCTTGCCATTAGTTAAGTTCCTTTATTTGTATTTCTACTCTTGGATTTATTTTATCTATTGAACCAAATCTATGAGTAGATTGTGTTAAATGATGATAATCATCATCAGGTATTTTTTTAAATTCTACTAAAGCATCTTCAAAGAATTTACCTACAGCAGAAGTAACATTTAATATATCAACTCTTCTATTAGTTTTAGGGTATAGAGTATAAATAATCTCTATTTTGTCCATAGGAGGTAATTCTTGAATTTGTTGCTTCATTGCTTGTTTATACTTTATCTTCATATTATTCATAGTCCTGTAATGACTATTTCTAAATATATTCTGATTAAGTATAAAATTCTTGGATTTAGTCCTTTGTAAGACTAAAGGGGATATTACTACATACATATAACTCCTTATACATAAAAATGCCCTAGAAGCTCTATACAAGCTCTCTAAGGCACTTTATTACATTTATCTACTAAGACTAACTAAATAAGCTTTTTGTTGGAATATCAGGCATTCCTGACGTAACACCAACATTATTAGGTGCTTTTACTTTAGCATTACGAACTGTAATTTTATCACTAAACTTATCTTTCCATTTTTCTAAGAATACTGGAGTAGTCTCTCCTGAAGCTTTCTCAGCGTTTGTAAGACCATCTTCATCAAACCACTTACTAAGCTCATTAAATTCTCTAAACTCTCCTGTACCCTCTGTATATGGCTTATTTTTAGGGTCTACACTATCTTTATTGGTTTTCTCTTCTTTAACATGAAGAATACCTACTTGTGCAGGTAAACCAATTAATTCTACAAATACTTCTCGTTCTTCTGGTACATCCTTTCTTAAATCATAATTATAAA